CTGCATCCATTGGATGCCGTTGACCTGTTGGCCCCAGGGCGTCGTGATGATGGCGTCGGAATCGACCGGCGGCGTCGAGGCGTCCATATTCTGGTAGGCGCCGGTCTGCGAGAAGAACAGCGTATCGTGATTGTTCAGCGTGTTGGCGTAAGCCCGCCGTGCCTGGAAATAATTCGGCACGGAGGGGAAAGTGCCGGTTGCGGGGCCGATGTTCAGCGGCGCTATGACTACGTCGCCCGTGCCGGAATCCGTGAACGTGACGGTATCGGTCGCAGCATAGAGTTCGCCGCCGTTCTGCACGATGCCGGCCACCACCGTACCGCCGCCATCCACGACCACGGGGATGATCACGCCTCCAGATCCGGTCGCAGTATTGATCGCCGCGGTCGTGGTCGCCTGCGCAAACGTGCCGGTCTGCGGAATGGTGCCGACGGAAATGATCGAGCTTTGCGCAAACGGATTATTGTGCAAAGGCGGCGAGACCGTGAGATCGGCCTCGATGTTGGTATTGACGAAGGTGTTTCCGTAGGCCGTCCCGAGGTAGCCGAACACGCTCCCCACGGGCACGGGCGTATCGTAGGACGGTGGCGCCTGGTAAATATTGTAATAGGCGGCACCAGTGACCGGATCCCAGGTGATGGTGTGGCTTCCCGCAACGACGGCGGTATCGTCGGAATTGGTGATGTAGGCGATATTCGAGGCGACGCTCTCTTCGCCGGTCACGGCATCGATCGCGGTCACGCAATAGGCATATTGCGTTGCCGGCGAAGCGGTCACCGTCGTGGTCGCCGCGCAACCGGCTGGCGCCGCGATCGCCGAAGCAAACGTCGTCTCGACGAAACTCCAATTGTTTGCCGCCAGGCGCGACAGATCGATCGGCGGATATTCGCTTCCTGTCTCCTGGTTGACGCAACACAAGGACATGACGTCGGCGGATTGCACCACTTTCAGATAGGGCAGATCCGCAACAGCATAGGGCGTGTTGAAATTCGTGTAGATCCGCGCCAGCGTACCGCCGCCGGTATAGGCGCCATAGGCAAGCGCGTTGATCGGATTCCCAAACGTATCGCCGAGCGTGATGTTGTTGCCGGCGACCAGGCGCGCGACCAGGGTGCGGCCGTTGAATTCGGTCGTGCCGCCAAAGCCAGAGGCATAAAGCCAATCAGCCGTCGCATAGCCGTTTACCGGATCCGTGACGATGGACGGATTAGTGAGCGAGACCGCCGAGACCGCCGTCGGCGCCTCGGTCACAAAGGCGCCGTTGACGATCACCCGCATATAGGGGCGATTGAGCGCGTCGACGCCGAATTCCAGAATGTAGCTCTGGAAGATATTGAATTGAAAGCGGACGATCTTCGGCGGAATGCTCGAGGGCGACGCCGGCGTTAGCGATTGACCGACGAACGCGAGTCCCGCACGCGATGATGCCGGACCCCTGTAACTCACAAACATGTTCCGAAAAACGGACGCGCCTATAGCCCAGCCGCTGTAATCAACGCGGCCCCAAAGACTGGGACTTAATTCGCCGGCGCTGAACGACGGTTTGATTACGGTCAGGGTCATTGGCGACTAGCCCGCGATCGAGATCTCGAGCCGGTCGAGGTCGACCGCGACCGGCGTGGATCGCAGGAAACTTGGCAGCGGATCGAGCTTGTCGACCGGCTTATCTTGCGGCGGCCGCCGCGCACCGTAGGCTTGCGCCCTGGCCAGGTGGATTGCCGTCACCAACCCCGACGCGATCTGGTCGAGCTGCGCGGATAGCGCCGTAAACGCCCGAAAATAATGATCGCGTTCGCTGTTAACGCGCTTTATGACCCGGCGAAGATTTTCGTTTTCCCGCTCGAGCACAGCGGCCGCGCGCTCGTAGTGATCAACGCGCGCTGTTAGTTCGCGATTTTCCTCGAACGTGCGCTTGGTCGAATGAAACGCTCGTGCTAGATTCTCCAGTTCCTCCGGTCCGGCAGGCGGATCGACTTCCATGGTTTCCGCTTGGTGTTTCATTAGTTTTCTCTCTTCTTGCGGGATTCCAAAGGGAGGGGAGCGAGGATTTGCTTCTCAGTAGCTGATCCCATCCGGACCGCCCCAGGACGACCAAGCGCCCATGAAACCGCCATTCGGGATCTGGAAGCCAGCCCCCCAACCGCCGCCGCTATCGCGAATCTGCATCCAGTCGGGCACAAAATCAGTGCTCGTAATTCCTTCATTGCCATCGGAGATGCGTGCGGCCTGAATCAATCCACTAGCAATCTGAATCGCTTGTGCTTGTTTTTTTGAATCCCCGGTGATTGGTGCCGCAAACCAAGCGGCGAGCGCGCCGATAACGGCATTCTGCAGCGACGAGTCCCAGAGATCGACATTGAGGATCCGCGCCGTATAGACCGCCTGCGCCTTGCGCGCTTGCGTCAGGATCACCTTGACCTGGTTGCCGTTGGCGTCGGTATCGATCGCCGGCACGAACGGCATCGAGGTGTTCACGAAGGAAATAAAATTGATGCCGACATTGGTCATGAGCGGCGCTTGCCCGGCGGCCGGTAGATCCGGCATCGGAATGACAAAGCGCACGAGCAGGCAATCTGGCGGATAGGCGTATTCGTAGCGCCAGGGGACTGGCGGCATTGGCAATGCACCGGATGGATTCTCCGGCGTGCCGATCGCCGCCTTGAGCAGCGTCAGCGTTTGTTGGTTGCGCGCTGAATTCCAATGCGCCGCGCGAAACACGGCATCGGCCTGGAGCTGATAGGTGCGGCTTGCAACCTGGGCGGCGAGACTGTTCGGCGGCGTCGGCGGACCAATACCCGAGATGGATGCTCGGGCAACGATCTGATCGAGAGCCAGGTTGCAAAGGTCGATGTTTGAAGTCACCAGCGCCCCCAATCCCAAGCGGCGCCGCCGTTATAGGCAGCGCCGCCGGTCGGTCCGATACGCCGAGCCTTACAGAGGACGCGCTGGGAAGCCAGCCGGCACCGGGGGTGGTGCTTCGAACGCGGCTCGAGCCGGTTGCCGTGGCGGCAGCGGCGCCGCCGGGGACTGAGCATTGGCGCGGTTCCTTTGCAGCCGCTCGGTCTGATCGTCTTCGAGCCGGCCCTTTGAACGATTCCAGGCGGCCAGTTCTGCATCGGTCATTTCTACATATGGCGCTTGTGCCCCCGCCGCCGGCCAAACGTTTGCCTTGCGGGCTTCCAGCACCAGTTTTTCCTCGGCCTGGCGCTTTTGCAAGGCTTCGGTTTCTGCAGCCTGGCGCTTGGTGAGCTCTTCCTTGTTCACTTCGACCGGCGGATTTGCCAGTGGCACGGTTTCGGCGCGCTTGTCGAACGCGACGTTTTCGGCCGTCTGCCGATCTTTCAAGGTTGCGGCCTCTTGCTCCTGGCGGGTGTGCAATTCGGTCTCGGCCGAGCGGATCTCGAACGCGGCCGCTTCCTCGCCTTGCTTACGCACCAGTGCAGCACGCTCATCGGTATGGTCGAGCTTGTTGCGTTCCTCGGCCTGGCGAGCACGCATTTCCTCGCGTTCTTTCTCGATGCCCTCGTCGACCACGACAAAGAGTGGGTCGTCGATCAGGTTTTGCGATGCGACGTCGCCGAGCGCTGCGCCATGACTGGACGCCACGACCGAGCGATGCGGACCGCGCTGGCCATCGGGCAGAGTGACGATCTCGCCAGCGTAATGCAGGGCGCCATTGACCTGGCAGGTTGCCAGTAGTCGGATCCGTTGCGGCATGAGTGCCTCCTCTATGTGATCCGTTGAAAGATTGGGTTCGAATGGGATAAGCGTTACGCCGCCTCTGGAGTTCCGTAGAAACGCTTGCGGCGGCCTTCGTCGGCAGCCATCTGCGCCTTGGCGCCTTCGTTCTCGTCTTCTTCGTCCTCGGTCGCCAGATGCGTGATCTGCAACTCGATGCGGCGGCATTGTTTCTTGCTGCCGTCGCTCATCTCGCGCTCGCTCTGGCTGGCGGACGTGACCTTGGCAAGAGCGCAGAGGTGGATGATGTCGCCTACAGTTGGCAGCTCCTCGTCGATACCGAGTTTCTCCAGCTCGTCATCTTCAAGCGAGAGGCAGAGCCCGTATGAATAAGCCGGGACGGATGGCTTGGCGGCGCTCGCGGGCACAGGCATCGCCACCTCCTCTTTCACGTCTTCCGGCGTCTTTGCCATGTCGACCATGGCGGTGAAGTGAGCCATCGCTCTTCTCCTTTATTGCGGACGGGTGACCGCACTGAGATGTTTAACGCACAGGCCGTGAATGACACAAATCTTAGTTGATCGCCTCAAACGCATTATAGTTCTGCCAGGTCGCAAGCGGCATGATGGACGTGACCATTCCCCAATTCTGCGCGCCGATGCCGACGGTCGGACCGTTCTGTATGCTCAGATTTGAATTGCCTGCAACCTGCGAATTGCTGAACCAAATCGTGTTCCAATAGATGTAGGTGGCATAGAACAGCGAACTGGAGCGATAAGCTACTTCCAGATTATTGATATTCGTTGCGTCGGCCGTGGCGTTGCCGTCACCGAGCGATGTGAGATAAGCAGCAGTCGGTCCATAGTTTGAAAAGCCACCCTCATAGGCCAGCAGCTTCTTACCGTCCGCCAATGCCTGAGCATTCCATCCTCCCGCACCTCCCCAGATGGCGGACTGTGAGCAACTAACAGTAAATAGATTGGTGACGTTGGTGGGGTAGGTGCATCCAGTTTCACCGATGAGTTGTCCACTGCGATTGTCCGTATCCATGAACTGCAAAGCTAGTGCTGACGTGCCTCCGCTCCCGCATGTTGAGCTAGACGGCGCCGCATAGCAGGATGCCGCCGCAATCAGCCCCGTACAAGTCGTACCGTTGCAGGTTCCGGTAATCTGCGATAACGCATTAAATTGGTTACCTCCTGATTGCGCGCCATTGAAGTAAGTCGCAATAGCATAGGCATCACTATAGTCCTGGGGGCGATTAGGAGAGGCGTTGTAATCAGTCCCGATCTTCGACTGATAAGTCGAGTTGCCGCAACTCGTCCCGCAAAGGTTGCTGCCGGAGAACTGCAAAGAGGCGAAAAGCGCCGGACTACCGCTTTCCTGCGCGGCGTTAACACGATGCAGGTGCGCTGACCCGCCAGTCCATGCGGCAGTGGCGGCACCGAAAAGCACACGAATTTGCAGACCGATGTAGCTGTAAGAAGCAGTATTTGAACCCGACGGTAATCCTATTGCTTCCCCGCGCTGCTGCCATACCTGGCCCTGATAATTATAATTCCAATTCTCATTGTCAAATTCAACATAAAGATCGGTCGTCAGGTTTGCATTGGCATAGTCGATAAACGAAGTCACGTCCGCAGCGTGCCAGTAAGGGTGGAAATTAAACCAAAGTGGCCGCCCGCTTTCATTCGCCATTGCTATATGCGTCTCAGGCGGCAGGCCGGCGGAGATGCCCCCGCTGCTATAGACTAAAATTCCCAGCAAGGCGTCGTAGATGAATGTTCCGTTGTCTCCATTGGCGATGCCGGGATTGCCAAACAGACCTGCAATCGGTAATACAAACTTGGCCCCCCGGCTTCCGACATTGACTGTCGTGGTTGTTAGAAGTCCGTTACCGCCGCCGCTAGCGGGACAGTTAGCCCATGCTGACGAATAAGTGGTGCCCTGCAAATCAAGAGTTGTGCCGCTCTCGACGGTGATTTCATAAACTGTTGGCGGCGAGTTCGATTGGCAGTTGCTTACCAATACATTCTGATTGGTCGTGAGCGTCGAAGTCGAGGAAACTGTCAGCCTGACTTCACTGTTGCCGGAGTCATTCGCTGCCCCCGTTATCGTCAGGCCAGCATTACTGCCGTGGGTAAAGCTCGCCTGAAACAGTTCGCTGTCCGTCCACGTCCCCGGCATGTTCGTGTAAGAACCCAGAACGTAATTGTCGGTATGCGTCGTATCCGCCCCGGCCCAATCGTTCGGTATCCAGTTCTGAGCGCCCCAACTCGCCGCCGTCATGGGGAGGCGGTCGGACCAAGATGCCACATTCTCCGCATTTTGCACCGGGAAGCTCATTCCCATCGTGCGAATAGCCAGAGGATTCAGAGATTTCAAAATGCTGATGTATTCCGGCAAGAATACTTGCCCCGCGAGATAGGCCGTCTTGTCTGAGCTACGGAACAAGGCAGCGCCGGAAACTGGCGTGGTTGTCCCCCACGTTCCGATTGGAATAACTGCGTTCCCGCCAGGATTAGACCCGTAGCTAAAAATCACATCGCAGTTGGTGCCCTTGAAGTGACCAGCGTTGCCACTGCCATCACCGTTGCTGCAACTCTGCGGATCGCTGACAATCGTAATGCCGCTGTCGTTGTTGATCTGAAATGGACCGCCCGTCCAGAGTTCTTCCCAATTCCCGCTGTAGTAAGAAAGCGGCGTCTGCTTGATGGGGTTCCATGACATGGTATCCGTCATGGTTCCGGCGTTTGGATATTGATTGGCGTCGAGAATGGTAGGCGAGTTGCTGTTCAGATTATATTGAGAACATTTGAACCAATTGATGCAGATGGGTTGATTGCCGTTGCCTACTCCAGAATCGCCTGTGCCTACGCTGAGCTGAATTTGCGCCGGTACGGTGGGCGTTCCCACGCTGCCATGATTCCATGAAATAGTATCCGTCATGGTTCCTCTGACCATGATGGACTCGAACGAAACTGCGCCTGCTGGTAAAACCCATAGCAGGCAGAACAGGAGAATGGAGAGAAGTCGGATCATTAAGCGGCCTGATTCAAAAATGCAGGTGTGTTGTCATTTGATGCGGGATCAAGATCACGTTTAAGCAAGAATTGATACTGAGTCCAGGAATAGGCAGGCTCATCAATCGAAGTGCCGTTGTAGGTGACAGTATTGGTTCCCGCGAGCAGATCCGGGAATCCATCGTTGGTGATGTTCAGGACGGTGATGTAGCCCAGCGACGGATAGACGCCAGTCACGACATACGAAACGTCGCCGCTGCCGTTGTTGAAATCCACTACCAAGCCATCAAACATCCACGACAGCGTTCCCGCATCCAATTTCACGACGAACGACTGGCCCAGATAGCTCCATGCCAGCGTGGCAATGTTCGAGGTCGTCAGCTCCTGTCCGTAGGAAAATCCTTTATGAGCGGAAACCGCAGAGATGTACGGCGTCACGGTTGCGGAAATAGATGTTGATGGCGTTATGGCGCTGCCGCCGATGGTCGCCGCGACCTCGAACGTGGTCGCCGTGAGACTGGTAGCCAGAACGTAGTACGGAACTCCCGCAGTCAGGCCACCAAGAGTGGGCCCTTGAAACGAAATTGGCTGCCCGGAAACAAGATTGTTTGTTCCTGAGTTGGTGATGACCGCGCCGCTAGACGATGTGGCCGCGATCTGCCCCGCAGCACTCTTGCAGTTCCGGCAGTTGAGTATGTCATAGACCGTCGCCCCGGCCGGCAGCATGTAGGTGCCGAGCGTCGTCGTGCCGATGTTTTCGAGTATCGAGTATTGCGACGGCGTGATGCGGGGGTGCAACCAGTTGGCCGGATACCAGCCGATAAACGGCGACATACTGCCGCCGATTTGCACTTGCGGATTTTGCAACTGCCCTTGGGCCATGTAGTTGCTTGCCAAAAACGGCGTCTGATCCCATTCGCCACCGCCGAGCCCCGCGGTATAGGCCGCGAAGTAGCCTCCGCTTATGTCGCCAGCATCCACAGCTTGGTATTTAGAAACATTGCGCATTGACGGATTGACCAAAGTGTTGCGCGAACCAGAAATTACCAAATTATTAAAACCATTCTCCGCCAGATCGATGATGACCGGGTCACTACTGGGTAGTTGCCCAAAATTATTGTTACGCAAATTTATATAAGCCACTCCGTTTGGCTCATCGAAGATAAACGGAAAGCTTTGCTGGCAATAGAACAGCGCAAGCTGCGCCGGAGACGGGCTGTTCGCAGGCTTATACTGATTAAGGCTTGGATCGTAATTGAAGAACGATCTTTCAATCGTGATCCCGTTATCGCCGCCAAACCCCGCAAAAGCATCAATGAATGTCGTGCACGCGGTCGGATTCTCGACATGCACGCCGACCGCATCGAAGGCGGGCCCGTAGAATGTCGTAACGCGCTCGGCGGCATAGAGCGTGGTGACGGCCTGTATCTCCGACTGCAAATTGGAAATGGTCAGGGCGTTAGTGCCTGGCTG